ACGAGGCTGACAAAAGAAGCAGGAAAAAAATTGAACAAGAATATCAATTTTGTTCAGTTCGTCCTTAACAATGGGGAAGCGATAGCTTCCTAATTATTTTGGATATAGAATTGAACAAAATAAGTGTTTTGTTTAATGGTATTTATTATATTACCATATGTTTTATTTATTATCAAGTATTTATTTATATTTTTATTTATTTATACATACTTAACATTTCTACAAGACAGACTTAGTTCAACGGGAGTTTTGGCCTTCCGGTGTCAGTCAGCACAGTTACATCAAGAAGGGTAACTGTGCTGACTGACCGGCCGCGATACGCGGCCGAGATTATCGAAACTGCATACCACGTTGGCAAGGAATGCATATAAAAAAAGCGGGTCTGGGGCAGGGGCCCGACCCGCTTCGCTCGCTTTTAAAAAAGAAATTTTTTTCAGTGTTTATGAAGCCATCGAATAAATGCAATGACCAACGCAAGACCAGAAAACGCAGGGACAAGAAGCGCTACAAGAAGCGCAATCACCATAAACAAATCAGAATCCATCATTTGTAAGACCTCGAAGGACCGAAACCGCCGGTTTTTTTAGAATTGGAACCAAACTTATTCGTACCGAGCAACTTCTGCAACCAAGTACGATGACCAGAACCAGACTGAAAACCTTCGAGAAGCTGCGGAAGCCGATTCGCAATCATGCCGATCATGGAGGATGTTTCACCACGACCAAAATCATTCAATTCCTTATAAGACATATCCGAGCCATACTTAGAAGCAGCATACGCATTATCCGAAGCATACCGAGTAGCAGCAGAAGAAGCCTGTGAACCAAAAATACTTGCGGCAAAAGCATTGTCCGAACCATATTTAGAAGCAGCAAACGACCGATCAGCACCATAGCGAGAAGCAGCAGCAGCAATGCTTGCAACAATCTGTTCCATAGCAGTATACTTTTCAGCAACAGCCTCTTGAGTGCGGGCATTAATGTTAGCCTGTTCAAGCTGCGTATTTGCGGCCAAAATGCTTCCTAAGAGATTTGCAACAGCACCGCTGGTAGAAGTATCTGTATCACCTTTCGCGCCAGCAGAAGTAACACCAGAAGCCGAAGCACCACTTCCAACAGAAGCACCATTGCCATTCATAGCAGAAAGAACAGGATTAAGGCCAGCAGCCATCAAATCACGGACTTCACGCTGATGAGCAGTATTAGAAAGCAACTCCTGCCAATTACGATTCTTAGCAGCTTCAGACGCATTAAACTCCATAGCTTTTGCATTCTGTTTCTCCTGCCAGTCACGCTGAATTTCAGCCTGTTCAGCAGACCAAGCATTATTAGCCTGCGCAATACCTTCCATTCGGGAAATCTGATCAGAAGCATTGTTCATGATATCAGTATAATCCATAAAAACTCCTTTCAAAAAAAGTAGGGGCTTACGCCCCTACTTTACCATAAAACTTAATGATGGTCAATAAGACCAGGAATACTGTACATCGGCATCGGGCGTGTTGCACGATTCTTGATATAGATATCCGCAAAAAGCTGATTGGATACCGTAGACTTTACAGCAAGCACACGATCAACCGTGTTCTTATCCTCGCGGATCCAACTATCCGACAGCGACGGAAGACTCGAATAGTCATCCGCCAAATGCCAAACATCAAGAGACTGAGCATAAGCAGAACGCATTTCGCCGGTAACACGGTTGGGCTTATAACGGTAATCGGACCAAGCTTCCTGATAGCCAAAAACTTCATCATCCTTAGCAGTACCCTGCGCAAAAATCTCTTTATTCTTGACAGCCTGTTCACCAATATTGGCAAACACAGGCCAATAGTAGTCAAAACGCGTCTTACGAGACCAATGACGTTCAATGCCCTGCTGATAAGTATGATCGTAACGAGCAACCATCACACCAATAATATAGCCATGCTCCGTAAAAGACTTCATAAAGTCAGAATTGGAATCAGTAGTCTGAGACATACCAACTACAGTACCCTGCGGAGTATCGGCACCGGCACCAGTACCAGACTGCTGAATAACCTGATTAACATTAATCGGAACACGATTGCCGCCGAGATACTCGGGACGCTGCAAACGGGCATCAGGAGAGGTCACGCCAAAATGAGACTTAAGCACCTCAATATAACGAGTACCACCACGAGCATCACGCTCATAGAGTTTCTGAATCTGGAAAGCGAGACGGAGCTGATTAATCGTTGCAACAATGGCATTACCAGAAGGAATAGCCCAAAGGTTAGAAGGCTTAACAGGAGTAGAAACAGCACCAGAAGAAGAACGCTCAACCAACTTACCATCAGCACCAAAAGCAACTGCATTACCGTTACCGGGCCGCTGCCAAGTAGAACCAGAAACACCGGTCGCAAAACGGATAGAATCAGCCGTAATAAAAACGGAAGGAGGAATATCCGAATACTTAGAAATGACCGGCATATCAGCCTGCTGCGCAACGGAAAGCGTTACATCGGGACCTTTCTGCGGGGAAGGAAGACAACTCGTGAAGTAATCGTGATACTTAGCAGCGATATAAGGCTTACCACCTTTCGCAACATCGGAAACGAAGGTACCGCCATTAGAACCGGCTACGGTAGCATCATCAACGGGAACAACAAGCGCGTCTTGCAAATTCTGATCACGGAACCACTCATTCATCACAAGGGCATAGGCCCGGAAGGGGAGAGCGGAAACAGAAATACCAGCAACGCCGGTCGGTAAACCAAAATAATCGGCCAGAGTACCAACAGACCAACCGCCAGCAGGCGCAGTAATCTGCGGAACGCTGTATTCAGTCTGCGGAATCCATGCACTTTCGGTATTCTCACCGTTAAACTCCTTCCAGTGATTCCAAACAAGACGGTTAGGAACGAAAAAATAATACGTATCAAGATACACATTATCCATCATCGGAGTAAGTAGGGTCTGCATGCGAACAACTTTCGAAGAACGAACGTTGAAGGTATCGCCGGGAAGAACCTCTTCGAGAAAGAAAGGGACAATGTCACCAACATTGAAAGAGGTCTTGACAGAAGCAGAACGATCAAAAGTCGAACGGCTCATATCAATGCGGGTAGGATTCAATGCAAAATGCGATTCAACATTACGATTCATGCTTTACCTCCTCAACAACTTCGGGTTCAACCTGCGCAGTATCAGTAACAACCTGCTGCGCAGGAGACATACCCATCTTTTCAAGCCAATCATCGGAACCAGACTGAGAAAGAAATTGCTCAAAAGAACAATCAAACTTCTGGCGCACTTCAAGCGGCAGAGCCTTAAACATATCCTCAGCCTGATTAATACGATTAAGAGCATCAGCCATATTAGCCGGAAAATCGGTCACATCTGCATAGAAGCCCTGCGCTTTAGAAAGCGCATCAGTCTCGCCATTTGCAAAACGGGCAAGAATCACATTGATATCGACAGAATCAGCAAAAGACTGAATATAATCATAGAGATTTTCAGTACCTTTTTCCTCGAGAACAACGCGACCATTAGCATCATAACGACCAGCGTAAAGGGTTTTGATAGGGTTGCCAGGGTTAGCGGCAATCCTATCACGGGGGGAATACTGAGTATCAAACATCAACATCATCACAAACCTCCGTCATATCAAGAAAAATGATGGTTTAATCGACCATACGCTCTTCGACATTGCCGGAAGGACCGGCAAAGCGGTCATAGACAATATCGAGCAAGTCGTCAATCAAATCAAGAAGACGTTCCTTCGTGAAAGTCTTACGAACAAAAGCAACGAAGATAGAAAGCAGCTTATCTTTCATTTCTCAGCACCTCCGAAGCATCAGCAATCTGAATGGGAGAAAGAACAGGAACAATACCAGTATCAGTATCAAAGTTCGCAACCTTGTAAAGTGCGAAATCGTTGGGATACTGATACATGAGAGAATCAGGAGAATTGACAGCGGCAGAAAAATTGCGAAGAGCAGCAGGATCACCCTGCTCAAGCACAGGAGTCATAAAACCAGTTTTGGCATCTTTGATAGAATAAAGACCAAATTTCATTGTAAAGCTCCTTTCATTTACAGGCGAATACCGCCGCGAAAAATCTTCGGGGCGATATTGATTTTCTTAGATTTTGCCGCAGTACGGCGGAAAATCTTGTTATCAAGCTTAGGCGGGTTTTTACGTCTCATACTACAACTTCCTTTCAAGTGATTTTATACGTGCAGCCATCGAAGCTTCCTCAACGGCAAGACGTTCATAGGCATCGAGAGTAGATCGGCGCGACTTAGCATCCTCTTGAGCAGCAGCCATACGCTTACGCACGGCCTTAATTTGGGCCATCTGTTCCGGCTGGTCAATGTCAAAGAGACGATCATAATAACGAGGCGGGCGGAACTTCAAACCGCCAACATCGGTCGAAAGATTGATATACTCGTGATCGTACAAATCCGGATGATCGTCATAATACTGGCGACCAATACCGGGCCGACGAGACATACGGACGAATTCAGGCTGTAAATTAAAATCACTATACAACTGAGCATCCTGTCCTTTAAGCTTTTTCATAACATAGCGAGCAGTATATGCACAAGTGTCCCAAGTCACGGCACCGACCACAACAAAGCCGAGACCCCAACACTGAGTAAGAGAATCACTAATGAAATAATCGTAACCTTGGGGGCTACGTCGGTAGAGTCGCAAATCGTTGAGAGAGAGTCCAAAAACAATTGCGTGATAATGAGGGCGATAAGTAGAAGAGCCATACTCGCCGCAAGCGAAGTACCGAATACGCTCATTACAATGCTCCTTTCGTAAACGCTTCCAAAAAAGTTCGAGATCACGAGGTTTCAAGGTCAAGGCGGGAGCCGCTTCACCATCATCATTCTTAGCATAGGCGGTCTGCGGCACATGCGCATCATCATACGTGAGAGTGAGGAACCACGATTCAGAATGATACTGAAGCTCCAACATACAACGATTGGCCCATTGGCGGGAATACTCAAGACGGCATCCAATACACTGACCACAAGGCAGCTTCAAACGCTGCCAAGAAGGATACACCTCAGACGCATGAGGGCCAGAAAGAATCTTAATATTCCGTTTACCATTGGCAGTAAAGCCCGGAAGAATAACCGCTTCAAGCGGATGATAGCAAGGCATAAAAAAACTCCCCAAATTGAACAAAATAAAAATTTTGTTCAATTTGGGGCAGGGGAAAAATGGTATTCCCCGGGAAATCGCGTTTTGAAGCCCATTTTGCCGCAATCCCGGCCTGTGGGCCGAGATCGTTCTATTTG